CCAGGCGGATCAGGATGTTGATGAATCTGGCAAGACATGATGCGGTTTTCACAATGGGGCATTCGTACAGAGTACCGCATGAGGTGCCCGTAAAAACTGCCAGAAGTTGGATCGGAAGCGGGGTGGCCGAGGAGGACAAGAGTTTGGTTGGGATACCGAAAGAAATAAAATGAGATTAAAACTGACAGTGGCGCCAGCCACAGAACCAATCTCACTGGATGACGCTAAGAATTATCTAAGAGTTGATGGGGGTGAAGACAACGCATTGATCAGCGCTTTGATCGTAACGGCCCGGCAACTTGCAGAGAAGGAAACGCACAGGGCATTTATAACCCAAACATGGCAAATGGTTTTGGATGATGCCCCCGCAGAAATTGAAATCCCAAAGCCCCCACTCCAAGCGACCGATTTATCTATAAAGGTTATTGACGCAGATGGTGAAGAAACAGCTGTAGATGCTGAGACCTATGATATCGATGCGTCTGAAAATTCACCGGGACGGATAAGGCTAAAAAGTGGGTATGTCTGGCCGACACATCGTAATTTTGCGTCATTTGTGATTACGTTTAAAGCCGGGTATGGAGTTGCTAGTACAGATGTTCCGGAAGTATTTATACAGGGAATGTTACAGCTGATCGGCCACCTATACGAAAACAGAGGAGATGAAGGGGCAGTGAAGGCTCGGGTTTTAGCGATTGAAGAGGCACGAACCCTTTTTGCTCCTTATAAAATATATAGGATATAACAATGAAAATTGGAGCTATGAAACATAGGATCGCATTCGAAAAGGAAGTGAAAACTCCTGATGGTTATAAAGGTTCTACTGTGACATGGCAAGGTGTGGTCACAGTTTGGGCTTTAGTCGAACCTTTGGCTGGGCGGGAATATTTTTATAGTCACCAACTAAAAACAGAAGTTACCCATAGAGTGGGGATAAGATATAATGAGAAGGTTGATGCGGGAATGAGAATCAAGTACGGACAGCGTTATTTGAAAATTGAATCGATCATCGATTTAAAAGAAAGGCACGAATTTCTTGAGATTTTATGTAAGGAAGAGAAATGAAAATAAGTATGAAATATGCTGGCATTGAGGACCTGCAGAAAGAGCTTAAAAAGATGTCTAAAGAAAAGGCTATGAAAGTAAAAGGTGAAGTCTATGCCTCAGGGTTGAATATTCAAAGAAAGGCAAAGCAAAATCTGAAGGGTAAAAAGAGCTGGGATACAGGGAATTTAGCTAATACTATTATGTCTGAAATGACCGGTAACGGTGTTACTGCTGAGGTTGGACCAACAGCTCCTTACGGACCATATGTAGAGCATGGTACAAAAAAACATTTTCCTCCTCCGGACGCTTTGGAGGAATGGGCAAAGAGACATGGTTTTGATTCAGCATGGCCGATTTGTAAGGCAATATCTGAACGGGATACGCCAGCAAAACCATATCTTCTTCCCGCCTATCTTGCAGTTGAGGATGAATTTTATAAGAGGCTTAAGGAGATTTTAAAGTGAAATCCCCTACATTAGTGCTGCATGGGGCTCAAGTTATAAGGCTTGAATCCCTTACAGACTATAAAGTATTTGATGAGAATCCCGGGGATGAAGCTTATCCTTATATTGTGATGGGAGAGGTAACAGCGAAAGATTGGAGTGATAAATTCGAAGACGGCATGGAGGTTTATTCGACAATTCATGTGTGGTCTCAATATCATGGTAGGAAAGAGGCTGATGAAATATCAGATGCGGTAATCCAGGCTTTGACTTCGGGCCCACTTAACTTAGGAGCATCCTTTAGAGAGGCTCTGGGGAGGTATGATAGTTATGATTTGATGGTGGATTTAGACGGAAAAACGAGGCATGGAATAATTAGAATGAAATATCTAATCGAGGAAATTTAATAATGCAAGTAAACAAAGAGAGGACTCGGATCGAGAAGGGGTTTTTTGTTCCCATAGGAATTGATTCCGAGGCTAAAATTTGTAGAATAAAACAGAACATAATAGATAGGGGGTCCTCTTTTGTTTTTATAGATTGTCCCGCAAGGGAGAAAATTTTAATAGGAGGTCTATAATGGCCAAAGTAAAAGGAAAGGACATTTACGTTTCAGTAATGGAAAGTGCAGCCTACCACAAAGTAGGCGGGCAGAAAGATGCCAGCATGTCATTTTCGCAAGACCCAATGGAAACTACGGACAAGGACAGCTCAGGTTGGAAAGAAAAAGAACTAGGTAATCGGGAAATGACCGTTGATTTTGATGCATTCTTAATTGAGGACAATGCCTACTGGCTCGAACTCAAAAAGGGACTTATCAATCTGGCTGGTGATCAACAAAAATGCGATTGTCGAATCTTTACCCCTGGATATACCTACACGGGTAATTTTGTCATGATAGGTTTGAATATGGCTGGTCCTGCAGAAGATATGGCAACCGTTTCATTTTCACTGGTATCGGATGGTGTTATTACTGAAGCAACTGTTTAATGGTTTAACAAAATTTTTAATTAGGAGGTTCAAATGGCAGACGATATCATTGTTTATCCAACCACTTTAACTGGGCTTGATCCAGATGCGGTGGCTCTTGTTCTAGCAACAGAAGCAGGCGATCTGTGCCCGAACGATGGGACTACATTCTTACTCTTTGAAAATGGGGCCACCCAGGAAGTTGTTGTAACGATCAATTCTATTAGACCATGTTCGCATGGCCAGGATCACAACTCTATTACCACTGTTCCCACAGATAAGCGTCGGATAATTGGCCCGTTTGATAGGGCAAGATTTAATAACGCAGCCGGAAAGCTTGAAATTTCTTACGGCGGTGCGGTGCTGCTTTTTAAAGTGAAAGCAGTTACTGTAAAACCTGTTTTAATTTAAGGAGGTAAAGATGGCAACATTAGTTGTAAAAGAAGTTGTTTTGGCCGTGGGGCTCAATCCCCTTGACCCAGCATATGTAGAGTGCGCTGCAGGTGGAGATGTATGTCCGAATGATGGATATACGTTTCTCCATATCAAAAATACGGCCGATGAGGTAAAAAATGTCTCCATTGACTCCCTGGTGAAGTGTGATCAGGGTGTTGATGACGACATTGTGAGCGGAGACATCGCTATCACTACGGGGGAGATGATGATCGGGCCTTTTGACAGGGGACGTTTTAATAATCCTGCTGGCCAGATTGTTATCAGTTATCCCAAAGGTGTAGAAGATGCGGCTCCTGCTGGGGTTGAGCTGCACATAGCAGCAATTTCGGTAAAACCGTAGTTTATATTAATATGGAGGTATTATGAAAGAACATATTTTAGAGTTGGATAAATCCCGTGGACTGCGATTTGGTTTTAAAGCCCTTCGTGCAATAAGGGAGAAATTCGGTGACAAAAGTATCGATCAGTTATTGAATATTAAAGTGGATGAGATCCCGGTATTGGTTTTGGCTGGGTTAAAGTGGGAGGATAAAGCTCTTACTCTTGACCGTGTTGAGGATTTATTGGATGGGGCGATTCCAGAAAAATACACAATTCTGGAAGTAACAACGCTGGTATTGGAGGCACTTGCCGCTCAGATGGGTGTAGAACCAAAAAAAGTCAAGGCCGACGGGACGAAAAAGGAACCAGAGAAAAAACAGCAAATGAAAAAGACGATCCCCTCTACGAAGGGGCGAAAAAAGTAGCGTTGAGTATTGGAATTTCTCATCTTGAATTAGACGATCTTACTTTGGCAGAGCTTAACGAACGGATCGTCGGCTTTAATAAGCGGGAAGACGAAACGTGGCAAAGGCACGCTACTCTTACCGCATACATTTTAACCGCTATTACAGGGAAAAGAATAAAGGCAAGGAACATAATGCCTGAGGTCTTCCCCGCACTTCCTGTCTATACGAAGGAAGAGAAGCAGAAAGAGCTTGATGAGATAAAGAAAAGTGTGGGATTAAATTAACTATGAAAATACTAAATTTATCGCAGAGAAACAACGAAAACACCCAAACGGGGGCCTATATACCGGTCCGGCTGCTCTCGTGTCTCCCGTGGCATCCCGTGGTCTCCGTTGAGGTAAGACGGGGCTGGATCGAATCCCCCGTCAATAGAGAGGAACCATGACTGTAAAAAGCCTTATGGTCCGGATCGGGGCCGACACGAAGGAATTAGAACAAAAACTAGGTAAGGCCAACACATATATACAGAAACACTCTGCGCAATTCAAAAAGGTCGGGAAAGCTGCGACCATTGCTGGAGCTGCTATTGTTGGTGCATTAGGGATGATGGTAAGGAGCTATGTTAAAGCCGGTGATGAAGTCCACAAAATGGCACTTCGAACAGGCTTTTCAACGGAGGCACTTTCAGAGCTTTCATATGCTGCTGACATAAGTGGTGCAGATT